TTAAGATACTTTGTAATGTCTTTGTTATTATCAATATCTTCAACACTCAATTTCATATCATAGAACATACGGGGTAGTGTAGATTCTTTATACATCTTTAAGATAAACGCAAGGTTAGTGTAACCATTACCAATGTAAGATTGTGATTGTTTGATTTGTTTTATAGTTTCCATACCACAAAGATACATCAAACAAATGTAACCACCAAACAAATAAATAAAAAACTTCTAATGTTTCTTTGTCCTTACCTCTTTGTTATACCAATTGTAATAATCTGTTGTTCCACATTGTGGTGGATTAAGATGTTTGTACTTACCCCTTTTCCTTTTGATTGGAATGGTTAAATCAACACCACTCTTTTCAAATACCTTTTCAATGAACTGTTCGTTAATACTTTTATCACCATCAGTATCATATCCCATCTTTGTTAAGATGAACTTTAATGCTTCCTCATCAGATATGGGTTCAGGATTTAATTCCCTATACCTGACACGATGACAGGGTATGCAACTATACTGATAACCTGACTTACACTTTGGACACAGGTAGAACTCTGCGATAGGTTTGTATTCCTCACAGGTTGTACAATAGTGAAATTGCCCTTCTTCAGTATCAATCAGTTTTGGTATATCAAGTCGCATAAGTAGAATATAAGTATTTCCCCCCTAATTTCAATCTGGTTAAACCAGATTCATTGTGGTGGGGTAATTCCTCAAATACTTAATTCCCTTCTCTGTAATCCGATATAAATTGGATTCACCCTTTTCCCTGAAGACATCAATGTAATCTTGGTTATGTAGTTCCTTAACCCTTCTATACATTTTCTTTGCTTGTGATACCTCTTTGGGTGATAAGGTACAGAACCTTTTCTTTGTTGTCTTGTTAAAGATTGTTGATAAAATTTGAAATTGTTTTGTTGTCATTGTAGTTTGTGTTTGTTCATAAATTGTTCATGGACGGTTTGTCCTGTAAAGGTGTAACCCAATCGTTCTAATATTTGTTGTGTTCCAATAAAATCATCTTCTGTTATTGGATTGAGTTTTAGATAACTCATTTCCCCATCATCATCAGGGTCCTTCCTTGAGTGGTGTATTTTACATCTTGAATCTAAACCCCATCTTGTTGTCTTTGATTTGTAGAATTGTGATTCGGGTAAATAGATGCCACATACCCGACAAAAGTAAATCCAACCACCATCATTACCTAACATCCTTCTTGAAAGGTATTGCTCAAATTGTTTCTTTGACATATATCATAAATATAATCAGTTTTCAATTTGTTTCAATACTTGACTATGAAAATATTATACACTATATTTATGTATATGAAAAATATACAAATAAGTGATGGATTACACAGACAATTAAAAAAACATTGTGCTGAACAAGGATTACTAATGAGATTCTATGTTGAAAGATTAATTATTAATGAATTGGATGAGCCAGTAAAAATGGATGTAATAAAAAGACTTTCTGAAAAAGAAAAAAGTGTTAAGAATAAACTCAACACTTCTAAATAATTTAATCTATGAGCGATAAATCAAATTCTGTAATAATATTAAGGAGTTATTGGGAAAGTATCAAGGACTTACCTGATGATAAACAATTATTATTTTTAAAGTCAATCATTGAATATGGTATGAATAATATTGAACCAGAATTTACTGGTATTGAAAAGTCATTTTGGATACAGATTAAAGCCACAATTGATAATTCAATGAAAAGATATAATACATCTATTGAAAATGGTAAGAAGGGTGGTGCACCAAAAGGTAATAACAATGCTAAAAAACAACCTGAAACAACCCAAGAACAACCTGAAACAACCCAAGAACAACCTAAATCAACCCAAGAACAACCTAAAACAACTATACAACAACCAGAAACAAAGGTAGACAACCTTTATAAGGATAAGGATAGGTATAAGTATAAGGATGTAGATAAGGATAAGGATGTAGATAAGGATGTTATTAGTACTAATATACTGGGTGATTTTGATAGAAAGAAATTTCATCATAATAATATTAGAGAAATTGAACATATTAGAAATATGGATAATATATCACTTGATGAAGCGATAGATTTACACTATGATGCCCTTCAAGCGATAAAATCAGTTTTTGGTTAATATTTACAGATATACAATACCAAGATATATTTATCTTATGTAAGGGGGGGTTGTTCTCTATATTGTTGTCATTAACTTTCTCATACCCCCTTACAGTTAAGCCCACAAGTTATTCCCATTTCTTGTGGGTTTTTTATTTTCACTTAAATAAAATTGTTTATATTTATATTATTATGGATATAAAAGAATTATTGGAAGGTTATTTTAAACTATCAGAATATGAAAAGGATAATGTCCTTTCAAAGTTAGCAGAGATATATTTCTTTCAAGGAATAGATTTGGGAATGTCCCCAATTCAAATATTAGATGCGTTTGACCCTTTGATTGAAGATGCAACCGATAAAGAAAATTATGAGGTAGCACAAGCGTTTGTTGATATTAAACAAGCGATAATAACAATATTAGATAGAAGAAACTAATCATGGGTGGATGCAATTGTAAGGGGGGAAGGAAACAGATAACCAATAACTTGGATTCCCCTGACCATATTCAAGTGGGTAAAAATGTCTTTGATTCAATTATCTCAAAGAAAACAATAGAAGACCTCAATGACTTGGATAAGATTGAAATTATGTCCGCATATGGAACTCTGTATCCAAATTCAAGTGCTACACCAAGTGTTGAAGATGCTGTAAATCAAATCAAAACAGCAATTGAGTTATTTGATGTAAAATATACCAGAAGAAGATAATGGAAAATATAGAAGATAACGAACCAATCAAAAATCCAGTAGGTAGACCAAGATTGGAACAGACAATGAATCCCGAGTGGTACAAGATGATTATAGATGCTGGTAGGGATGGAAAACACATCACACAATTCCTGATTGATTTGGGGATAAGTTGGGATGGACATCACGCATTACTCAAAAGAAATAAGAAATATTCCGAAGCGTTTCAAGAGTACCAGAAACTATGTGAACAATGGTGGTTCAATAAGGCTCACGAATCAATGACTGAAAATGAAGGTGCGGGGTTTAATACCAAATTATGGCAGGTAATAATGACAAACAAGTTCAAACAGAATTGGAAATCAGAAAGACACATTGATGTAACCACACAGGGTGAAAAGTTGGAACCTTCAAAGAATCCAATACAGATTGAAATCATAAGAAAAGAAATGGGAAAAGATGATGATACTAACGGGTGATTGTTTTGAGTTAATAAAGACATTGGAAGACAATAGTGTGGATTTGGTGATTACATCACCACCCTATGCTGATATTGTTAATTACGGAAAGAATATATCCATTAAGAAATCAAATGAATATGTGGATTGGATATTACCCCTGTTCAATGAAATACATAGGGTTCTTAAACCATCTGGTTCATTTATTCTTAACATAAATGATAACTGTGATAAGGGGTATAGAAACACCTTTATCTATGAATTGATTTATAGGAACTCAAAGGAAACATCACTGAAATTATATGATACCTACATCTGGCACAAGATGAATGGAATACCCAATGGTTCAACCAAAAGGTTTAGAAACAACACGGAGTTCATATTCCATTTCTGTAAGGATAGAACACAGATGAAATTCTATATGGATAGGGTGTTGGAAGAAACAAAAGAAAGTAGTAGTAAAAGATATCAAACACCAAAGTTTGATAATCAAGGACAAATTATTGATGGTGAAAGAAAAAGAAAGAAAGTAGTTTGGGTTAGAAGGACAAGTATGAAGGTTGATGAAACTGGTAGTAAAGACCCTGACTTGGTTCAAAGAGTTGTACCTGATAAAGTTAGACCTGATAATGTATTCAGGTTTCCAACAGCATCATCAGCAAGGGATAACTCAATTAGACACCCCGCACCATATCACAAAGAATTACCCACATATTTCATTAATTTACTAACAGATGAAGGTGATGTAGTCCTTGATGTATTCAGTGGAATAGGGACCACAGGAATGAGTTGTAAGGACTTAAACAGACAATACATCGGTATGGAACTCAATGAGAAATACGCAGAGTTCAGTAAGAAAAGAATAAGTGGTGAAGAATTGGAAGAATGGTTGGTATGTCAATATGACATGAACGATAACCTGATTGCCTGTTACAAGAATAGGGATGAAGCATCAAAAGCAACTGGTGTGGAATCAGGTGATATAATGAGAACCTACAACAGAACCAAGTTTGAAAGTAGGGGGGGGTTTAAATGGAAATTAAAACAAAAATTATGATAGAACAACATTTATACAATGGAGATAGTGCGGAGGTACTTAAACAACTCAAAGATAATAGTGTGGATTTATTAGCCACTGACCCCCCCTACGGAATATCTATGATGGGTAAAGATTGGGATAAGGTATTACCACCAAAGAACATTTGGGATGAGTGTTATAGGGTATTAAAACCTGGTTCATTTATTGCGGTGATGAGTAGTCCCCGTAGTGATGTGTTGTATAGGATGATTAAGGACTTGGAAGATGCGGGGTTTGATATGAGTTTCAGTCCAATTATGTGGACTTATCATAGTGGGTTTCCAAAAGCATCAGACACAAGTAAAATGATTGATAAAAGATTGGGAGCGGAGCGTGAGGTTGTTGGTAAAGGTAAAGGAGCGGCAACATCAAATACTAATTCACTTGGTGTGTATAATAATGAATATGATGAAACAGAACCATCAACAGACCTGGCCAAAAAGTATGAAGGTAGTAAGTTAGGCTTCCAACCAAAACCAGCAGTGGAACATATCATCATTGGTATGAAACCACACGGGTCAAAAAGTTATATTGATAATGTATTAAACTTTGAGGCATTACCTGATAATATCAAAATGACTTATCCATTTATTCAAGTGCCAAAACCAGCAAAGAAAGAAAAGGATTTGGGTATGATGGGTGAAGGTAAGAAAGAAACTATGTTTGCTAATGAAAATGGTGAAAAACAACTTGGTAGAGCAACACTACCAGGAAACGAACATCAACCAAAAGAGGTTCAACCGAAAAAGAATATACACCCAACAACCAAACCTGTTAAGTTGATGTCCTACATCATCACCTTATTCACAAGGGAAGGGGATTGGGTTATTGACCCGTTCTTGGGTAGTGGAACAACTGGTTTAGCATCAAAACTTATCAACAGACATTTTGTCGGTATAGAAAGGGAAAAAGAATACTTTGATATATGTGAGGAAAGATTATCTGTATCAAGGGAAGAATTGGTAAAGTTCTTTAAGGAAACCAAAGACACACAGACAAAGTTGGACTTATGAAATATTCCAAAGGTATAATGTGGTTGGATGATACAAGGATACCATTTGTTGATAGTGATAAAGAAACCATCAACTTTGATAGACCAAGAATAAGGGAAAAGAAAGATGAGTGGATAATGTCTGGTGGTAAAAGATGGGATGACCCTGATGTTAAAGAATATAATACTCAAGGTAGATTTACACCAAACCTACTGGTATGTGATGATATGTTAAATGATGGTAGTGTTAGTAATTCATCATCAAATGAAAGAAAAAATAATATAACACAAAAGATTTATGGTGGAGGTAAAGGAATACCACCACAAACAAGTAAAGGTTTTGATGATAAAGGAACAAATAGTAGATACTACGACTTGGATAAATGGTTTGATAAGGTGATAGATGAAATACAGTAAAGGTATAATGTGGTTGGATGATTGTAGAATACCATTTGTTGATGAAACAGAAAAAGAAGGGGTGTGTAAAAGCGATAAAACTATAAAAACTTACAATGAAGATTGGGGTAATACAATTTATAACTATAAAAGAACTGGTGGTGATATAAAAGGTAGATTTAGTCCAAACCTACTTGTATGTGATGATATGTTAAATGATGGTAGTGTTAGTAAAAGTAATAGTGGTGGTATATCAAGTGGTAATAACTTTGGTGGTTTAACTCAAAAATATAGAGATAGAAAAGGTGTTGATGATAAAGGAACAAATAGTAGATACTACGACCTTGATAAATGGTTTGATAAAGTTATAGACAACTTATGAAGATATCCACAACAATAGTATTTGAGGAATTATTAAAGTCAGATGAACTTGGTAAAAGGATTGTGGTTGCACAAGGTGGGTCAAGGTCAGGAAAGACATTTAACATCCTAATCTATTGGGTGTATAAATTACTTCAAGAGCAAAACAAGACATTATCAATTGTCAGAAAAACCTTACCATCATTAAAGAACTCTGTATTAAAGGATTTAATTCAGGTATTGGAAATGTTTGAGATGTATGACCCAACCAAATTACACAAACAAGAGGGTTATTATGAGTTAGGTTCAAACATAATCAACTGGATGTCAGTTGATGAACCACAGAAGATTAGGGGTGTTAAAAGGGATTATTTGTATTGTAACGAATCCAATGAATTAAAGATTGAAGATTGGAACCAGTTAATCTTTAGAACCACAGATAAAATCATTTGTGATTTAAACCCATCAGAATTATCATCTTGGGTGTATGACTTACAAGACAGGGATGATTGTTATTACTTTAAAACAACTTGGCGTGATAATCCATTTGTGGAT